ATGAAGCAGTATGCAGTAATGATAGATGTAGACGGTGACTGGATGTATGTACCAGCTAACGCAAACATGTTCTACAATCACCCAGCGCCAAAGATATTCCATAACAAAAGAGATGCAGAAGAGGAAGCTGCACGTTGGAACACAGGTGTAGTGGTAGACTACAAGACAAAAGCTATACTACCATTCACACAAGAAGAACGTAAACGTGCAATGGAACGAGCTAAGGCAAACAGTAATGATTAACTTTTTCTACGGTGTTGCATTTATGTATCTGTTCGCGATACCATTCCTGCACTATCTAGCGTCACCTGTAGACGAGGAAGACACGGGTGCACCTATCCGCTTCGCAATAGCTTGGCCCTTGGCTGCATTGGAAGTATATTATAGAATACTAACAGGAGACATAGACGATGATGGAACTGGCTCTACTTAAGACGCTACTCAATCGTGACTTTTACGATAGACATAAGGGTATCAAATGCCCTGACAAAATCTTCAGCAAAGATGTACGTAAGATAAAGCAAGCCTTAGATGGTGCGATGGAAGCTTATGAAGGTGACATGACAGTTGCTGATCTTGAAGCTGTGTTCAGTCGCATGAACGCAAGCATGACTACAGCTACACGTGGTGCCTATGAGGATCTCTTCAAGCGTATCAGCATCACTGAACCAATCAAAGAAGAGATAGCACAGGACACACTATCACAGCTATTCCAACAGCATGTCGGTGATCGTGTAGCTAACTTAGGCTTTGACTTTGTTAATGGTACAGAGAATAGCCTTGAACCTTTGCGACAACTACTAGAGGATTACAAGAATGACTTTACTCCTAACCTTCGTGTTGACTGGGATGACAATAGCCTTGACACAATACTTGATGCCACGCTTCTGGAATCCAAGTGGAAGTTCAACATATCTTCCCTGGCTCGTAGGGTGGAAGGTGTTAGTGGTGGTCACCTTGTCTTGGTTGGTGCTCGTCCCAACACTGGTAAAACTTCTTTCCATTCCTCTCTACTAGCAGGTGCTGAAGGGTTTGCACATCAAGGTGCCAAGTGTATTGTGTTATGTAATGAGGAAGCATACACACGTGTGGCTGCACGGTACATCAGTGCCTCTGCTAACATGACTATGCAAGAGGTGCGTGAGAACAAAGCCCTAGCTCAGATGCGCTATGAACCTATTCGTGGTAACGTCTTGTTTAAAGATAGCACAGGTAAGGGTATGGCATGGGTTGAGGCTGTAGTAAAACAAGAGCAACCCGACATAGTAGTACTTGACATGGGTGATAAGTTTGCTGATATTAGTAGTGAGCGTAGCGACATCACGCTTAAGACTGCAGCTATCCATGCACGTAACATAGCTAAGCAATACGATTGCTGTGTGATATGGATGTCACAGTTATCAGCAGAGGCTGAAGGTAAGGCTGACCTAAACCAAGCGATGATGGAAGGATCAAAGACAGGCAAGGCTGCAGAGGCTGACCTAATGATCCTGATTGGTAAGACACAACAAGCAGAGGGTGAGGATGAAGACCCAGTACGGTACCTCAACCTAGCTAAGAATAAACTGAATGGATACCAAGGGAAGATCACTTGTATGCTAGACGGGTCACGCTCTATCTATTCAGCATGAGGTGAGACATGAGAAACGTATTAGATGTTGAGAATAGCATCACTAAACGAAACGGTAAGGATCACTTAGATCCATTTGAGATAGGCAATCAGCTAGTACAGGTAGGCACACTAGATGTAGACAACTGGAAGAATGAAAACATAATCACATTAGATCATGATGAGTATCAGGATAAGCAAGGACGTGGAAGGTTTGTGCTACAAAGTATCTTAGACATGACGACTCTACTGATTATGCATAACGCACAGCACGATCTTATGTGGTTGTGGGAGAGTGGATTCAAGTATGATGGCCCTATATATGACACGATGTTGGCAGAGTATGTGCTTGATCGTGGACAGCGTTCACCCCTTAGCTTGGCTGCATGTGCTGAGCGTAGGCAACTAGAGGTACAGAAAGATGATACACTCAAACGGTATTTCAAGGAGGGTTTTAACACTAACGAGATTCCTCTCAACGATCTTAGCTTTTATCTTAGGCATGACCTTCTCACAACTAGCGGGTTGTTCCACGCAATCGAAGAAGACTACGCCAAGCCAGAGTCCTCTAGTCTTAGAACAATTAGAGACACAACCTTTGATACCTGCAGAACCCTTACCAGAATGTACATGTCAGGAATCAAAGTTGATCTTCAAGAGTTGGGGCGAGTAAGAGATGCCTTTGAGAAAGAGAAAGCAGAGATCGAAGACCGCCTCCAAAAGAAAGTCAGGCAACTTATGGGCGACACCCCTATCAATCTTAATTCGCCTGAGCAGATGTCACAAGTCGTCTTCTCTAAACGCGTTAAGAATAAGGGGGAGTGGAAGGAATTATTTGACTATACATCAACTGTTCAAGAATACAAAGACGCAGTCAAAGCCAATAGTGAAACGATCTACAGGACAAAAGCGTACACCTGCCCTACGTGTGAAGGGCAATGCAAAACGTATAAAGTAAGGAAGAATGGCGAAAGGTATGCAAAACCTAACAAATGTAAGGACTGTGATGCACGTGGTTTCAAACTAGAAGAGACTGCACAAGTCGCAGGACTTAAGTTCACAGCCCCTAGTAAAGAATGGGTCAGTGCTAACGGCTTCAGTACAGGAAAGGGGAACTTAGATGTTCTTATTGCGACTGCTAGAAACAATGGAATGCATGATGCTGAATCTTTTCTTAGCGATCTTAAACGCCTCTCTGCTATTAGTTCTTATCTTAGTTCTTTCGTAGAGGGTATAGCTAACTACACTAAACATGATGGATTCCTACACGTAGGGTTAACCCAGCACATCACTGCCACTGGACGTTTTAGTGGACGTAACCCTAACATGCAAAACATGCCACGCGGTGGTACATTCCCTGTGAAGAAGGTGTTTGTATCGCGCTGGGACGGTGGCTCAATCATGGAGGCAGACTTTGCCCAACTCGAATTTCGCACGGCGGCGTTCCTCGCGCAAGACGAAACAGCAATCAGAGAAATCGAAACAGGTTTTGACGTACACTCCTACACAGCGCAAGTCATTACTGAAGCAGGGCAACAAACGTCCCGCCAAGAAGCAAAGGCGCACACCTTCGCTCCCCTCTTTGGAGCCACTGGATATGGACGTTCAAAAGCTGAAGCCGCCTATTACCATCACTTCGTCGAGAAGTACAGAGGAGTAGCGGCATGGCACAAGAACCTAGGAGAAGAGGCAATACGTTTCCAGAAGATCACTAACATATCTGGCAGACAGTATGCTTTCCCTGACGTAAGACGCAGAGACAACGGCTCTCCTAGTCACTTCACCATGATCAAGAACTATCCAGTGCAGGGCTTTGCCACAGGCGATGTCGTACCTGTTGTACTCAATAGACTTCACGAATTGTTACAATCGTTACATTCTTGTGTAGTCAACTCAGTACACGATAGTATGGTGGTAGATGTACATCCAGATGAAACGAATAAAGTTCTACACATAATAGAACTACTTAACCAAGGTATTAACGATCTTGTAGAAGAGAAGTATGGAGTCAAGATGAATGTACCCCTATTATTAGAAGCTAAAATAGGACCGAATTGGCTTGACACAGTTGATGTATGAGCTATAACTAAGGCTCTTTGACTTTAAAGAAAGGTACTAAGATGAGTACAGAATTAGCAGTAGCCCAAGAGCGTGGGCAATCAATGGCAGAACTAATGGGTGTATCAATGTCAGGTGGTGGTGAAGCTACCCCAAGCATTGCACGTATTGGTATGCTGCACTCGCCACTCAAGGGTGAGATCGAAGTTAACGGTAAGATGATTAAGACAGATGTTGTATCTGTTGGTGCATTCATCCTTACACGTGGTGAAGAGAAAGTGTACAGTGATGGTATCACAGTGCGCATCTTTGCCCAGCGCCAACAGTGGCAACGCTGGAACAGCGATACTGAAGAGATGGAGAAGTCTGTCTTAGCTAACTCACTCAATGGTGACATGAAGGATAGCATTGGTGGTTTCAACCTAGGGCGTCCGTCTGGTTGGATCGAAGACTTCAATGCATTACCTGATGCAACTAAACAAGTCATTCGTAGTGTGAAGCGTGTCAATGTTTACTATGGTACTGTGTCTTTAGATAGTCCAGTCAATGACAAGGGTGAAGCACTAGACTATGAAACATATCGTGACATTCCATTTGTCATGGATGTAAAGAATCGTGACTCATTGAAGTCTATCAATGGTGTGATGAATGCACTCAAGCGTAAGAACATGCTTCCTATCATGTCCACTATTAAGTTGGCAGGTGTAGAGGATAGCATTCCTACAGGTGCTACCTTTGGCAAGATCAGTGCAGCTACTGGTGACAAGGTTGACATCGTTGAAGGTGACAATGAAATGCTCAAAGACTTCATTGAACTTATTGAGTATAGCAACGGTAAGATTCTGGACCTTCATCATGAACGTGCTAAGGCTCACACAGATGAAGATGAGGGCTTGGTACAAGAGATCCTCAACAATGACTTTGTGGATGTAGACTAATGAATCATCCAGCAGAGCTACAGGTTTATAGCTTCTTGCAAAAGGCTATGGCTGGCGAAGCAAGCATGACTGACGAGGTGGCTGAACAAGTCGCCTCTGATGTTCAGGCCGCTATGCATAAGCAATTCAATAGTGGACCGCGTGACAAGTTCCGTCTACGTATGTCTAACATTGGAAAGCCTAAGTGCCAGTTGTGGTTTGAGAAGAATGACCCTGAAGATAAGACTCCATTTCCACCACACTTCTTGATGAACATGATCCTAGGCGACATCGTTGAGGCTGTGTTCAAAGGATTGCTACGTGCTGCAGGTGCTGAGTTCAAAGACAATGATGTTGTCACACTCAAGTTAGCCAATGGCAGAGAGATCAAAGGCGAGTACGACATGGAGATGAACGGTAAGATTGATGACGTTAAGTCTGCATCACCCTGGTCCTATCAAAATAAGTTTGCGTCCTTCGATGCTTTGTCACACGGCGATAGCTTTGGTTATGTAGCACAGCTAGTAGGTTACGCTACAGCGGCAGGTAAAGATGTTGGTGGTTGGTGGGTAGTCAACAAAGGCAACGGTGAGTTCAAGTACGTTGATGCATCTGAGGTAGACAAGGATGCAGTACTACAAGACATTCAAAGCTTGGTAGACTATCTTGACAATGATGAACCCTTTGAGCGCTGCTTTGAGCCAGTGCCTGAGACATACTACAAAAAGCCAAGTGGCAATCTAGTGCTACCCAGCGCATGTAAGTTTTGTAGTTTTAAACATAAGTGTCACCCGACACTACAACCCTTGCCCTCGCGGGTATCTAAATCAGCAACTCCACCAGAAGTGGATTATGTATTTATTGGAGATGGCAATGCCTAAACTAACTATCAATAACAAAGACTATTACACTGATGACTTCAGTGAAGAACAGATGTCTGCTTATAATGAGATCAACGCTGCACGTTCAGAAATGCAGCGCATGGACTACTTGATGCGTATACTTGATGCACGTTGCAATCAGCTAGGCGGTATGATTGTTCAGATCGCAGAGACACCTGCAGAAGAAGAGGTTAAGAAGCTACCAGATCAAAAGACTGATGGCGACTAAACGCAGACACCTTAAACGTACTTATCGCAGTGGCCTTGAAGAAGAGGCTGCTGCTTTTCTTAAGTCTAGGCAAAAGAAAGTTGAGTACGAGAAGCTTAAGATTGAATGGGAAGATCTTAAGTACCGCACCTATACGCCTGACTTTGAGTTAGACAACGGTATTATAATAGAAACTAAGGGTATCTTCAGTGCTGCAGATAGACGCAAGCATGTTGAGATACAGAGACAACACCCCACCCTAGACATTCGCTTTGTATTTAGTAACGCTAACGCTAAGCTTTACAAGGGGGCTAAGTCTAGGTATTGTGATTGGTGTGAGCAGAAAGGTTTCAAGTGGGCGCATCGTGTCATACCTGAAGGTTGGTTACTTGAGAAAGGTAATCGCTCAAAAGAACAAAGACTCAAAGTCAAAAGGAGAGTGTGATGAAATTAGATCCAGGGCAAATAGCAATAGTGTTTACACCTATTGTAGATGATCACGGTTGGACTGGTACCATACACACAGGCTTGTTGTTTGGTGACGAACAGGAACGTGAAGCAATGTCACACTCTATGGACATGGCTATTACTATGGCAGCAACAGAGAGATTCTTAGAAGATAATCCTGAGTTCTTAGATGAGTATGATTACTACAAAGAGCTTTTGTTAGAAGAGATGTTTCCTAAGCAATATCAAGCTTCCGTAGAAGAGATAGAGAATGAGAATAAATACTCCAAAGAAGACAACGTTATTAAGTTGCATAGATGGACAAAGACAGAGGGCAGCGCATGACGGATGTAGTAAACAATCCAGTTCATTACAATCAAAGTGGCATCGAATGTATTGATGCTATCGAAGCTATGACAGAGAATATGTCAGGAGCTATTGCGCCACAGGCAGCTAACGTACTCAAGTATATGTGGCGCTGCGAATACAAGAATGGCCTAGAGGATATTGATAAAGCTATCTGGTATCTAAATAGGATGCGTAAACGATGGGTGGAAACTCACAAATGAGAAAGTTTAGCGTAACATTCGTGGTGAAGGTAGACGAGGATAACAATTTCTTGTCTGCCTATGAGGACAATCATGAGGAAGATGTACACGATCTCATCACTAGCGTAATGTATGACGTTGACGATGTAGAAATAGAAAACCTAACAGTGAAGGAGCGATAATGTTGAGTGGAGATGACTTAGAAAACTTCGGTTACTATGAAAACTTTACAGATAGTGACGAAGTAGATTGGGCAGATCTGTATTCTGCGTGGGTAGAGAAGAAGATACTCACATCAGGTTCAGATCGCTTAGTCGAGAATACACTAGGTCTAGTAGGAGAAGCTGGTGAGGTTGCAGAAAAGATTAAGAAGTTGATCCGTGACAGCAACCGTTTCCAGAATGAAGAGATCATGAAAGAGCTAGGTGACGTAGTATTCTACGCTACAGCACTAGCAAACATTTACGGACGAGGGTTGCAGGAAGTGCTGCAACTTAATATAGAGAAGCTAGATGACCGTCAGAAGCGCGGTAAACTAAAAGGAAGCGGAGATAACCGATGAGCAACTTATTACCAACAGACTATCAGTCATTCATTCACAAGTCACGGTACGCTAAGTACTTCGATGGCAAAGGGCGTGAGAACTGGGACGAAACAGTAGAGCGTTACATGGATAACGTTGTGCGTCCTGCAGCAGGAGATGACTCTTACATTAATCAGATTCGTGATGCTATCCTGAGCCTAGACATCATGCCATCTATGAGAGCTATGATGACTGCTGGCCCAGCGCTTGAGCGTGACAACACAGCAGGATACAACTGTTCATATCTACCCGTAGATGACCCTAAGAGCTTCGACGAAGCGATGTACATCCTCTTGTGCGGTACTGGAGTCGGCTTCTCTGTTGAACGACAATACATATCGAAGCTCCCCGAAGTGCCTACGCTCTACGACAGTGAAACTACCGTCATGGTTAGAGATAGTAAAGAAGGTTGGGCTAAGGCTTTCCGTCAAGTTCTTGCACTCCTATGGGCTGGTGAGATTCCTAAATGGAACGTAGAAAAGGTTCGTCCTGCAGGTGCAAGACTTAAAACGTTTGGTGGACGTGCATCAGGCCCAGCGCCACTAGTAGAACTGTTTAACTTTGCTGTATCTACATTCAAGAATGCACAAGGACGTAAGCTGTCGTCACTAGAATGTCATGACCTTATGTGCTTCATTGGTCAGATCGTTGTGGTAGGGGGTGTTCGCCGTTCTGCTATGATCTCTTTGTCTAACCTGAGTGATGACCGTATGCGTCACGCTAAGTCAGGACAGTGGTGGGAAACTGCAGCGCATCGTGCATTGGCTAACAACTCTGTGTCATACACTGAGAAGCCTGACGTAGAGACATTCATGCGTGAGTGGACCGCCCTTGTAGAGTCTAAGTCTGGTGAGCGTGGAGTATTCAACCGTGAAGCATCTAAGAAACAAGTGGCAAAGTTTGGTAGACGTAACCCTGAGTTTGACTTCGGGACGAACCCCTGTTCTGAGATAATCCTCAGACCTTATCAGTTCTGCAACCTAACAGAGTGCGTAGTACGTGCAACAGATAGCATTGAAGACTTAGAGCGTAAGGTTAAGTTGGCTACTATCCTTGGTACCATTCAGTCAACACTCACAAAGTTCCCATACTTGCGAAAGGTGTGGCAGAAGAATACTGAGGAAGAGAGGTTGCTTGGCGTGTCTCTTACAGGGATAATGGATAACCCGCTACTCACAAGCAAGAACAGAGGATTGGAGAAAACTCTTGAGCATCTACGAAGTATTGCTGTCGCCACTAACGCTGAGTGGGCTGATCGTCTTGGTATCCCTCATAGCGCTTCGATTACCTGCGTCAAGCCTAGCGGTACTGTCTCGCAGTTGGTGGACAGCGCCAGTGGTATACACGCTCGTCATAGCCCCTTTTATATCCGCACTGTACGTGGTGATAACAAAGACCCACTAACACAGATGATGATTGATCAAGGTATTCCTAACGAGCCATGTGTATTCAAGGGCGATACTACTACAGTCTTCAGCTTCCCTCAGAAGTCTCCTGCAGGTGCAGTGACACGTAACGATATGACAGCTATCGAACAGCTAGAGACGTGGTTAACGTATCAGCGACACTGGTGTGAGCATAAACCATCGGTGACTATCTCAGTTCGTGACTCTGAATGGCTAGAAGTAGGTGCATTCGTGTTCAAACACTTTGACGAGATGTCAGGTGTGTCTTTCTTGCCACACTCAGATCATACTTATCAGCAAGCGCCTTATCAGGACTGCACTAAGGAAGAGTACGAAGAGCTACTAGCTAAGATGCCAACTAATGTAGACTGGACTAAGCTATCTGAGTACGAGCAAGAGGACAACACAGTAGCCATGCAGACAATGGCTTGCTCTGGTGACGTATGCGAAATCGTAGATCTCACCGCCTAGGTAAAACACCTTCACCCTGCATACGTATATGTCGACTTGAAAACGATGAGTGTGTGGGGTGTAAGAGAACAGTTGACGAGATACGTGATTGGATGATACTATCTGAGTACGAACAGAAGAAACTGTTATATGAACTGAAATGGAGAAAAGATGTACGTGATAATAACACGTGATCAATGTAACTTCTGCGATGATGCTAAGGCTTTAATGAAGGGTAATGGTATTCAGTACGTAGAATACAATATTCAATCTAAGTCTAGTGCATGGTTGCTATACTTATTGAAGCGTTCCAGTATAACCACAGTACCACAGATCTTCAATGACAAAGGGACGCACATTGGAGGGTACACAGAACTAAAGGAATACCTTACATGTTAGAAACTGTCTTTGTTGCTGTTACAGCTTTTGCCCTAACCATTGGCGTAATTACTGACGTAGTAGAACCAGCAGCACAATATGGCTGGGACAAAGCTAAGGCTGGATACGAATACGTAGAAGATAAAATCAATCCAGATGCTTAAAACAAAAACGCCTAGCAGTCGATGTGATTGCTAGGCTTTACTATGTGGTGGAGTTATTATGCAATTAGATCTTTTTCCTTCTACGCTATCAGAGGATAACACAGACGAACAGGTAAGACATAAAACCTGTTATGTTTGTAATGAATCAAAGCCTTGGATAAAGGATAATTTTCATATAGGAGCATCTAAACAATCAGGTAAGGTTCACTTAAAAGGTATTTGTAAAGAGTGTAATAATAGGAACAACGCTATTACCACACGTCTTAAAAAAGAATATATGCATACTAAGCCAGATAAATGTGATTGCTGTAGTAGACCTGCATCAGAAATTACATTAGGGTTACACTTGGATCACTGCTATAAGACAGGTAAGTTTAGAGGGTGGCTCTGCCCTCAATGTAATAACGGGCTGGGTTCTCTAGGGGATAGTATAGAGGGGCTTGAAAGAGCAATAAAGTATTTAGAGAGAGTAAAATGAAACTAGAACAAGAAGCTATGGAACACATAGTCAAGAAGAGAGCGCAGTTTAAAGAGCAACTACGTGAGTATATCACTTATGTAGAAGAGTACATTGATAACAGCTTACACCCCTGCCACGAAACAGATCAAGCCAAGACACATCTACAAGCTTGTACGTTATGGGCAGAGGAGTCAGCCGAATGTCACGGCACTAAAAACTAGCAGCCTCTTGATACATATCGTTTAGATAATCTGCGTATTCCATAAACAGATCCAACTCAGCGAAGTTATAATCTTCTAAGCTACCCTCTATGCCAAAGGTTTCTTTCATAGCCTTTGCTGCTTCGTTGCGTATCTCTTTGTTGTACTTGCTATTAGCTTTAGCAACCATGCGTAGATGTACGCTCTCGCTGCCACCATAGCCTTTTTCCATACGCTCTTTGATTTGCTTCTTAGCATCACGCATTACTTTCTTAAGCATTGCACGGCGCTGGGTAAGGTTGCCTTTGGTAAACTCTTCAGTAGCAAGTAGCCTGTTTGTCTGTTGCTCTAACACTGAAGCAAGCATAGCATTCAGAGCTTTGTCGTATGCTGGTACTTTGGTACGCTCGTTGGCTGTCCAAGGTTGCATCTCTGCCATTGAGTATGTTTTCTCTGTAGCAGTACGGCCTGGCTTAATAGTAATACCAAACAGACGAGCGAATGGGTTAGGATCATAGATCTCTCCTTCACGTGTAGCCACAGCTAAGTCTTCACCAGTGATAGTGTCAGTCTTATCAATGAATGCTTCTAGGATATTGTCGATGTACTTAGTAGATGTTTGAGTAAAGATGTTGAAACCGTCTGCTTGACGCACATCCTTAGCTCCATCTGTACCCATAGCAAAGCCTACAACTTTGTTGAACGCATCTAAAGGACGTGTGGTACCTGCTACAAAGTTACCTGCAGCCTTAGCAAACGCATCAAAGGTAGCACCTCTTGCACCTTCATCTGCGTTAACCATAATGTCGATAAGATTGTTTAAGTCATTACCGAATTGTGCATCACGTGCCACCTGACCAATAGCTACCTGTGTGCCTAGCTCTTGGATAAGCTCAGGTGGTACAGTCTCGTTGTTACGTTTCATGTTAAAGATACGCCCTGCAGCAAGGAATGCAGAGAATGGGAACGTGTTCTTAGCATCTACAATAGTACCGCCGCCTACGTCTACGTCATACACACCAAGCCCTTGCTCTCTGCGCTGGGTGTCATACTCTGATGCAAGTAAAATACCAGTGGTACCCACTACCATGCGTGAGTAGGCTTCCATCTCAGTTATATCTCTAGCTTCCTGTTTAGCAATCTTCTTGTAGAACGGCTTGAGTATTAACTCAGGCGCAGCTAGGGGTGACCACTGATATGCTGTAGCTAGAACGTTGTTAAAGAATCTACCAAATGGTATCAGTGTACCAATGCCTGGGGTGTTAGATAGGTTCTCCACAAGTTTAGCTGCAGTACGAACAAGCTCTGGCTGTTCTGCTGTTGTGTAGTCCTTAGCAAACACAGACTTAAGTGTACCGTCTAGTGCCGCTTGAATTACTTTTTCATCAATGATTGTATCATCAGAAAGCATAGCTTCTTTTAGAGTCATGCCTTTCTCTAGTCGTAGATACTTATCCATCTCAGTCATGAACATCTGAGACTTAGTAAACGTATCCTGAACCCTAACGCCAGTGATTTGATTGGCTGCATTAGCTACAGATTCAATCTTTCTATAGGTAGGATCATTGGGGTCTATGCCATAGCGACTAGCTTTCTGCTCAATGCCACCTGCCATAGTTTCAAACAAGACCTTCTCTACATCTTTGTTCTCGTCTAGGAACTTCATGTATGCATCGTGCGTAGTGTAAGGGTCTAGAAGGTTGCGGATCTTCTGTGCCTGTACCATACGTAGTGCAGAGGCTTGTCTGAAGCTTTCTTGTGCAGCTTTTCTGTTTGTTGCCATCTGAGCCAAGCCCTGTGTCATCAAGGCTGTAGAGCTAAACAAATCAGCGATAGTCTGTCCAATGTAGAACTGACCAAAACCTGCAACGTTCAATGCTGTTGTAGCAGGGGATGAAACAAGTAAACGTTTCCATACGGATTGACCATAGCGTAGTCTGTCAGCACCCTTAGCTTTTGCAGCTTCTTTAGCGTCGATCTCACCTACCTGATCGTCGATCTTCTTAGATGCAGCAAGTAGTCCAGCGTCCATCATCTTGCTTAGCTGTGATGCTACGTTCAAAGTCTTACCAGCTTCACTTAAACGTGCAGCCATAAGATCACCTAGCTTTACACGAGAGCCTGACAAGTTACCGAACTGCATGGATGTGTATTTACCCATGACTTTGTTGATACCTTTTAGCTCTTCTTGTGTAAGAGAGTTTGCAACGTTTGTTATAACATCTGATACGTGTACCTCTTTGCTGATCTGATAGCCTTTATCTTTAAAGAAACCAGCTAGGCCACCAATCTTACCTTCCTCATTAGGCTCACCGAAGATCATCTCTTTAATAAGTTGTGACTCATCAATGTCTTTGTAGCCTGGTGTACCTTTTTCTACCTTAGCATTCCACTTATCAATAGCATCACCGATAGCCTTAGCAGCTTCAGCAGAGTCTTTCTCTTTTATGATAGGGGAGTATTCTTCGATAGTACGTGCGGTAAGTTTGTCTAGCTCAGATGTAGTATCCTCTAAGCCTGACGTACCACGCATCTTACCGAAGCCTAGCTGTGCTGCACCAGCAACACCACCCAGCAAAGAAGAGAACCCTGTCTGTAGATAGCTGTACTTCTCTTGAGATCCTACTTCTAGCTGGGTTTGTTGTGCCATCACATCCTGCAGTACAGCAGCAGTGGAGTCTAGTGCTGTAGTCTGATACAGAGATCGTGTGGCTGCAGTCTCAAACAATTCACGTTGCTTAGCTCTCATTGCGTCTTTAGCTACAGCACGTCTACCTTCTTTCTGCACCTTGTCTGTAACGTTCTTATATACGTTGTTAGATGCACGTTTACCCATGCCCTGTGATGCAGCACGTCTTGCCGCTTCCCTACCTGCAGCTTCAGCAGCTTTTCTAGCAGCCTCCATAGTAGCGCCTGACTGAAGAGCTTCACGCCCAGCGCGTTGCACAGCAGCCTTTACCGCTTGCTTACCTGTAATGGACACACCACCTGCAGCAGCACGTCCTAAACCACCAGTAAGTAGACCAAGGTAGTTGGTAGGGTCTTTAGCTGCAGCAAATACGTAGTCACCTACGCCAGACACAGCACCCATGAGTCCATCGTTTTGGAACACATTTCCTAGCTGATCGTAGATGTCATACGCTCTACGTGCTGTCTGCTTTTGTCTGTCATTAGCCTTACTAACAAAGCGTACCTCACCAGCAGTAGATACTGTGTTAGCGTTGAAGTAACGCATGTGCTGCACAAAGTCGTCTACAACTTCTTCATCAGACAGTTTCTTGTAGTCGATGCCCTTACGCTCAATCATGTAATCTCGAATGGGCTGCGTGTACATAGTGTTCTTCTTTAGGTCATTGACATTTAGCTTTACGTCATCACTAAAGATAGGCTCAGGAGTAGACTCAACTTCACTAGGTGCACCTATAGAGTCTAGGTAATTATCTAAGTTATAAAAGGCCATGCTTATTCCTCTACAGCTTTAGGTGTGCCGTTTGGGTTATGTGTCTTTCCGTATTTAGCATCCCATTGTTGTGCTGCAGTCTTTTTGTTTCTGCCTCTACCTGTTACAGGACCACCCTCTGCAGGACGAGGCTCTACAATAATAGCTTCACCTGTTACAGGATCGTACTTATCTTTGTACTTCCTGTCCCAATCTCTTTGTTCTCCTGCAAAGCCTCTACGCCCACCAGGACGCGGATCAACAGCAGGTACATCTTGTGGTACTACTTCTTCTTCTTCAGGTGTTTCTTCTGGCATAGGTGGCAGCTCTGGCTCAGGGTCTTCATCTGGTGTTAGTGTCATAGCTGGTATGTCGTAGTCTTCACGAAGAGAGTTAGCAAACTCCATACCCATCAAGTCTTCGATAGTCTTTTGCGCAAAATCATTAGTAAAGAAACCACCTGATGCATCTGGGTATTGATAGGCATATACATTGATTAATTTCTCTGCTGCTGCCTTAGCATACACTTCCATAGACTGGGCTTCAATAGTGTCTATCTGTTCTACAGACAACTCTTGTCCTGCTTTCGTAGCGTTATCTAAGGCTCTACGTAACGCACGTTCTGCAAAGTCTTCAGCAGCCTTGCTAGTCTTAGCAGCATCATATGCATCACGTACTTCTTTAGAGAACTTGATAGCATCATTCTTACGGAATACATCTGTGTCTGAGATAGTCATGACAGCGTTAGGGATAAGCTGGTTAAACTCTGCTTGACGTGCAGCAGCATTAACATCAGCGATAGACATACCACCAAACGCAGGTGCTTCACGTAGCTCACGCTTAGCTTGTTCACGTGCACCTACACCAAAGAGCCTACCTAGTACACTAGGTTCATCTTCTACAGGTGCAGCAACCCCTTGTGCGCCGTATGTTTTACGTGAGAATTCTTCTAGTGACATATCAACAAGAGAAGGATCAATAGCAGCTATACGTGGCATACTTATTGCAGCCTCTACGTCAAACACAGATAGGCGTTGGCCTGGTCTTAGTCGTGCGTCTTGTGCTGCTTGCTTTAATGACTCAACTAAATCAGCAACACCAGTCATACCAGAAGCCATAGCATTACGTACCATAGCTTGAGAGTCCATACCTTCAGGTAGTAGCTCTAGGGCTTGCTTACCTAATGAGGCTGCTTGCTTAGCTCTCATGTCACGTTGCTGGATAAGCTGAATGTTACGCTCGTATGCGCGTTCTTCTTGCTCTTTATACTTCCTAGCTTCTTCACGTTTCTCAGCGATACCTGTTGCTGCTTGCTCAAAGAAGCCAGCCATGAATGCGTTTTTATCAAATGCCATAGTCTTAACCTTTCGCCATCAAGCCCATTGGCTTCTCTTCTTGTGTCGCCTCTTCCTCAGTGTCTTGATCCTCTACTACATCACTTAGTAGTTCCATGCCAGGATCACCCTCATCCATGTTATTCTCTTCTAAATACTTTGTAGCAACCATCATAAAGCGATTCATCTCTGCTTCAGTAGCTCTTGCTTGAGGATCATCACTGCTGTCCTTAGCCTTGATACCCATCTCTTCTAGTGATTGCTTAATAAACATGTGCATAACGGGTGCTACAACTAGAGCAGCGTCTAGTGTGTGCAGTCCACGCATCACACCTTGCAAGTATACACCCTCCACTATAGGAGTGATAGGTACACCTGCCTGTGCCATAGCTGCGAAGTCATCTAAGACATCAGGGTTAGCTAACTTTTCGATGTAGAACTTAGCAACCTCATTTACGTCAGCCATTTCTGGTGGCTGCTCCCAAGGGTTGTTACGTGGTTCTGCTGTAAGAGATTGCCCTGGGATAGGTGCATCAAATGGTCCTGCTATTGGCATGTCATTATCCTACTTTGTAAATCCTGCGCCGAAGTATAAGCCTACAATGGCTGAAACTATATGTGTGTCTAATGGTGTTATTACAAATCCTTGTGCGTACTTCCACTTGATTACTTCATCTGGTCCAAACAACCAGTTCATAAACCCACCTGTAACTTCAGTGTAGCCTACGTAAACACCTACTTCAGGATACCATACTGCTACAAGTTTTGGAAGTACTATAATTGAGAACACTGCAGATAGCGCTATGAGTCTGCGTGTCCATGCAAAGTGTTTATCTGTTTTACCAGCGTCACGTGCATCTGCTACTGCTTCTCTCTGAAAGTTAGCGCGTTGTAGTAGCATCTCGTTCTGTGCTTGTCTTGCCTTAATGGACTGACCCCATATAGACATTACTCCACCAAGCACTGTGGAGAAAAGCATAGTAAGAAGCTCTAGAGGTAAGCCACCCATTATTTCTTTGGCCTTAGTTTAGGACGAACAACCACACTTGAGTAGTCTAGATCTTCTTGAGCTACAACTTCGTCACCTGTAGCGACATCAATTATTCCATCAGGCGAACCTCTGTGCTTCTGTCCTAGTTTTATAGTTTTAACTTCTTCACCCGCAGCGTTTATATAGGTATGGTATGTTTTAGACCCTACACTAAGCTGCCGTATCTTTGTTATCTTTTCTGCAGGGTCATCTATAAGCTCATTGATAGCTAGAGCTTTACGTCTAGCTAGACCTCTCATGACCTTACCACCCTCAGTTACATGCTTACCTACTTCTAACATAGTAGGTATATCTCTGTCTTGAGGTGTTTTTGAAAGCTCTTTAATTAAGCTTCTATTTCCTGTATAATCTAATCCACCAACGCCCATATTCCAAGCTAAGTCAATAACAACTTTTTGTTCGTCTACGCCTAACTCGTCAAAGTCTTTTACCTTTTTTTGCGCACCCTGTTTAAAATTATCTATGACTGCAGCAGACCAAGCCGTATCTGAAGAATAGTCAGATCTTCTAACACCGTCTTTTACTGCACCTGATGTGTCTATGTTGGCTTTTTCAAACTTCTTTGTAGGTTTGTTGTTTTTACCTACATATCCGTTTCTCTTTAGCCACTTACCTCTTGTAGCTCTATCTCTAGGTACTACCTTACCATCTATCTTTAAGCCACTGGTAGGTACAATACCTAGCGAAAGAGTTACGTTTTCCCAATCACTACCAATATGAGGTTCTGTACCTTCTGTAGCCTTAAGGTCTGTACTCATTTCAAACACAGCAGTTCCATACTGAGTAGGTACGGAAAGATCACCATCTTTACCGTCTAAACGATCTGTCAGATCACCAGTACCTTCAGGGCGAGACATCAAGCCACGCTCTCTACGTCTGCGCTCGTTGAACTCTTCTGTTGTTTCTTTTTCTGACGTTGGGGTGGTTGCTCTAGTAGGTACTAATGCTAGATCTTCAGCTTCTGAGCTAACTGAAGCCGTTGCGTCTACTACATCTTCTTCTGCTTCTTCTTTCTGTCTTTGAAAGTCGCTAAGCTTATCCCAGTAAGATGCGTCCCTTTTAGTTAAGCCTTGATTTAGAAGATCTCTCACAAACTCTTCTTCTGTAGTAGCTACATCAAAGTCACCACCAACAAACACAGTGTCACGCTTTGCTGGGCCTAAGCCTTGTACACCTATAGCTCTTAAGAACGCCTCTTGATCTTCTCTGTCCATATCACCAAGTTCTTCTACAGTGATATTCTCATTCATGACATCATCAGCCATATCAATAAGAGGCTTGTACTTCTGTAGTTCTGCCTCAGTCATGGGACGATCTTCTTCAATGTAAAGACCTGAGTAAGGCTTCTCAAAACCTTGCGCCTCATACAAAGAATCTTCTATAGCGGTACCACGTAGGTAGTCTTCTATCTTTGTGGCTTGCTGTTCTATGTTAAACCTAGGCTCACTATAGATCAGACTAGCGTCTACAAAAGGTTTAGCTGCAGCCTTAGCTAAGTCAACACCTGCAGCAGTAGCAGCGTTTGCTGCTTTTGTGTATAGCACAGTAGGGCCATCATCGTTGCCGTAGTCAGTGATAGTAGCAACCTTAGTTTGCTTACCCGTCTTAGTGTCTATGGTAGTAAAGTCTACAGGATCGCTTGGTGCAGTTGTCATACTAGACGTTGAACTTCTAGCGCCTAATCCACTCATGTTACGCCCACCACCAGATGCAGTCATAGATTGACCGTACTGTTGATATGCAGCCATAGCGTTTATATTATAACTCATACTAATATCCTTAGAATATAAGATCTGCAGCGTTGATTGCGAGTTGCCCCAAGAACTTACCAAAGGCAGCAGAGCCAGCGGAACCAGAGGAAGCAGCCCTGCTTGCGGCAGCAACGTCTGCTTCATACCTAGCACTTTCTTCCTGAATCTTAGAAATAAGTATATTAGCATCTCGTTGTGCTGCATTCTCTCCTGACTGCCATGCCCATGCTAGTACGTCACGGTCACGTTGTACAATATTATTATACGCTGTCATAGTTAGGTTATTAGCGAACAAAGCTGCATCTCTGTTAACTTGGTTCTGTGCGGCATTATCTGCTGTTGTAACTGCTTGCGCCCATGCAGCATTGGCCTGTGCAATAACTAAATGGTTTGTGGCATTGAACTGGTCACGTGCATTCTTTTGCTGTGTGTTAAACTGTGCAAGAGCGTTAGCTTCACCAGCATTAAAGCGAGATAAGGCATTCTTTTGCTCTGTGTTAAACTGTGCTACCTGCGTAGATAGAGAGGCAAAGAATTGCTCTACTTGATTTTCTGATGTAGCGTTAAACTGACGTGTAGCATTTTCTGCTGCTTGATCGCTTAACAAGGCACGTGATACTTCTTGCGCTCTAATCACCGCCATCTGTTGCTCGTTGTCTAAATTAGCTAGATCCATCTTCAAGAAAGACTTAGCGTTCTCTACTGCCGCTTGTTGTCTGTTGTTTAAGTTAGCAACGTCTATTTGCGTCATAGCTGCAGCATCAGCTAGTACTTTAGCGTTACGTGCATCTAAGTTGGCTAAGTCTACGGATTGAGCTAATCGTGCATTCTCTAATGCAATAGTTTGCTCAGCGGTAAAGTTCATATTAGCAATATCACTGATCTTAGCTGCATTAGCTACACGTGTTTGGAACTCTTGGTTGAACTCCATACCAAGGAACTCAGCACGTTTCTCTGCAGCAAACATAGCGGCCTGTTGGCGGTTACTTAAGTTTTGCTGTTCGAATCTTGCAAAGGTTGAAGCATCTGATTGTGCAATAGGTAGTGCAGATTCCATTGCCGCTTGAATAGCTGCCTGCCCAGCCATAGAAGAAGAAGATAGACCACGTGCCGCCATCATAGCCGCCGCATTACGCATAGCACCAGCAGCCCAAGCAGGTGTAGCACCACCCTCAAAGTCTTCCATCAACCCAGTAAGCTGTCCTTGTACAGTAGCATCACTAGACGGTGCACCTGTAGCAGCTTCAAAGTTAATCTCTTTCTTGACACGCTCCATATCAACAGTGGAGCCTTCAATCATTTCACCTTCTTCTATCCCGCGTGGAGCAGGAGCTTTGACTGTCTGTGCCTGACTAATCTGCGCAGCAGTAAGACCTAGAGTAGCAAGTTCATCAGGTGACATAGTAGAAGCTTCAGCAAGAGCGTCTGGCCCTACTTTACCCGTAGCAGCTTCAATCTTGCTAAGCGTGTCTTCCACTTCTGCAGATACAGTTGCAGTATCAACAGTCTTAACTTCTGGTGTCTCTGGCTCTACAACATCGGGACCACGCCCTGCTTTAATAGCTGCAGCTTCTTCAACATCACCTAGCTGCCCTGATCCTTCAGTTATACCTGTGTCTTCACCTGTTTCTGCTTGTACACCTGCTGTAGTTACAAGCTTAGTTGGGTCAGTTGTTATAGCCTTAGTAAATACGTTTGATGGGCTTTCTGTCTTTATTGTTGTATCTTCTTCTTCTTCTGAATCGTTTTGAACATCAACACCCTCTGCCGCATATACAACACCGCCCTTAGCCATGCTTACTGTGTGACTGTGTGGTGGTACTTGTGGTGGCTGTTGTGGTGGCTGTGCTATTGGTTCTTGACCTAAAGTTTGTGTCATGGGCTGAGACACTTCAGTTACTCGATTTTGTAAAACGGTACCGCCACCAGCCATCTTTACTTGCTCACCCTCAATAGCACGTCTAGCTGCGAGTGTGTACTTACCCATCTTGGCTGCCGCTGCAGGGTTAGATGCTAGGAAAGCGTTAATAGATTTATCACTCATGGGGCCACTGTAGCCCAGCGCTGGGAGTATCTTATTCTGTAGTGTCTCAGTCTTGAAACCTGCAAATCTTTTAGCCATAATTATTTATTCCCTATTTGCATCCACACAGATGCTGCTATAAATGATAGCAATGCCACTGTAGATATTCTTACTACTGTATTCCATATACTTTTCTTTGTATCACGATAAGCTTCAAGTAGAGTACGCATCTCGTAGAAATCTTTTTGTGCGTCATCTGTGTGCAACCCAAGAGACTTTAACGCCTCACAAGCACCGCGTCTTGCTGCACGATCAAGCATATCCTCTAGCTCTTCTGGTGTCAAGTTTATACTCATGCGACTGTACCATAAACTGTGCCGTTGTTAGTGTATGTTGCAATGGCTGTACCAGAAATAGCTGCACCACCAGCCCCACCAGATTTTCCACCCGCAGCGCCCCAGCCGCCACCACCGCCTGTACCATTATTACAGCCCGTTGAACCTGCATTGTTGCCAACGCCACCAGCACCGCCGCCATAGCCAAAAGTGCCAGGATCACATAAACCGCCGCCATCTGCGCCTACACTGCTCAGAATACGACCACCGCCTGATCCGATTGGGTTGTAAAAATCATTACTAGAATTGTTTCTAAAGTTACCTCCTGAACCACCATGATAAGCGTTACCACCGCCATTGCCTACCTGACCTGCTTGACCTATAGCGCCACCATATCTAGTAGCATAACTACCAAGAGAGTCACCACCACCAGCACCGCCGCCGCCATTAGGTGACCCACCACCGCCGCCACCTCCAGCAATGTATGCACCTGATGCGTTTGTTAGGGTGACACCAGTAGCGTTATTAACTAAAGCTGGGCCGCCATCGTTACCATCACTATCACCACCACGACCAATGATATAACCGTTGTTTGTAAGAGTAACTAGCCCATTCATACTACTAGGAATAGTTAAGCCACCTACTGCAGTATCATCTGCCCATAAATAAACCCCAGAAGAAATAGTAGCATTTACAGGCTTGATACCATCCCATCCCGCTGCAGTAGCTAAGGTACTTAAATTAGCTTCTTGTGTATCTGTAGAAATAGTAAAACTAAACTGCTTACTTGTACCATAGAAATCATTAAAGTCTATAGCACCAGATGTAGGTACGCCTGTATTATTGTCCGTCACAAACGAACCACCACGGTAGTACTCAGACATACTAATAGGGTTAGTACCACCAAACTCTGTCTGGATGTCATTTAGAGATATAGCACCTGAAGACTGTAAAGCCATTATACTGTTCCGTAAGCTGTGACGTTACCTGTTACTGTTAGGTTGCCAGAAGAGTCTAACTTCATCTTATTTACACCCGCATAGGATATAACAAGTTCGTTAGAGCCATTAACTGTTACTTTCCAATCAGATGTACCTTTAGATAAAACAAGATCACCGAATACATCTGTTGTTGTACCTTCTAACTTTACGTTTGTTGTTGCATCTATTCGTATGTCTGTACCAGTTAGTCGTAGGTCTGTTTGGGCAGATATAACTTGAGAGCTACTGTTTGGAGTAAAGGTAAGTGTACCTGTTCCAGCAGTGTTAGTCATAGCTGTTGTACCAGCTTTAAGTGATATATTTCCCACACCTGATTTGATTATTGTGGATTGACCACCGCCAGCACTAAACACTTCAAAATCATTAGTACCACCATTACTTACAGTCATAACAAAACTACCGTCACGTTGACCAGAATCGTTATCTAAAATAGTACTCTTAAAGGTTGCGTAATCAACGTAATTACCAAGACTGTCTGCAGCAACAAAGCTAAACGCACCAATAAGCTGATCTTCAGAAGTAGCTGTGTCTGTATTCTTTATGTTTAACTGAGGTGGTGCGGCAACATTTGCTGAGCTTGTATGTTGAAAATTAAATACAGGATTACCTACGTTTGATGTATCTGCAGATTTAAACACCATTACTTCATCAGTAGAAAGAGTTAAATCAGAAGAAGAAGCTGCAGTTACATCCCCTGTAAGTGCACCCTCAAAAGTACCCGCTACAATAGTACCTGCAGTACCTGAGAACACCTCACTTGTATTAATTGCATCTGGAATAAAGGTAAACTTACCTGCGCTATCGTCAAAACCAAAGAAGCCTACTTTAGCGGATGTACCATCATGGTATCTAAACTCAATACCACGATCTTTATTGTCATCACCCTCTGGGTCTGTATCACCACCTAGAGTAAATATAGGGTCAGCAACAGTCACAGTAGTACTATTGACTGTAGTAGTTGTGCCTCCTACAGTTAGGTTACCATCAACGGTAACGTTATTGAATTGAACATTTGAGTTTGTTTCAACTGCCTGACCAATAGCGATAATAGGGCTAGAACCTTCAGCAGGAGTATTTGTAACCGTGACACCTGTACCTGCAGTAACATCACTTACATAGTTACCTGTAGTGTCCGTACCCAGCGCAACAGAATCTGCAGCTATAGTAGTAGTAATACTAATATCACCACCGCCGTTAACACCTGTTACAGTACCTGTGACATCTCCTGTGAGTGCAATCTCACGTGCAGTTGCCCATGTAGTAGCCGTGTCTGCATTGCCTGTTAAATCACCTGTTACGTCACCTGTGAATGTAGCGTCTGTACCATCAGTACCGCTATCAAGAACGCTAGTACCGTCTACCGCCTTTAGATCACCTATCAAATCACCTGTGATGTTTTTACCTACACCTGATACAGTTAGGTCACCATCAATAGCTACATCACCACCAATGTTAACATTCTCAGCAATACCTACACCGCCATCAACAATCACAGCACCTGTAGTTTTAGTGGTACTAGTAGTAGTACTATTGAAGTTGATATCGCCTGTTACATCTAATGTGCCTGATAGAGTTGTATTACCTGCAAGCGTGGCATCTGCGTCAGAGAAGATAATAGCTGTAGTAGGTGTGGCACCTGACTTAATTACTGTCTGGCCTGAAAAGTTTGATATACCCCCAAACGTAGTGCCATCATCCTTTAACGTAATGTCACCGCCATTAGCGTCAATAACAATGTTACCCTCTACATCAAGGGTAAGATCACCAGTAGATACATCAAGCTCATTATCTGTCAATGTCATGTATCTGTTGGTGCCAGCTTTAACTGCTGTCTCACCTACAAGAGTACCTTGAAAGTAGCCATCCTTAAACTTAACACCCGTTGAAACACCAAGGTCTAGTGTGTTGGTTGTCTTAGGATTGACATTCGTTGCTGATACAATGATGTCTTGGCTTGGGCCTACCTTTGTAATAGGTGCACCTTCACCTGCTGTACCATCGTGTTTGTGTCCTGCGGATGCGTTAAATGCAGATTCGACAGCGTTGTACTCTGCGTCGAAATCGTCTGCATCAATAACGTTACCGTTAGCAATGTTGTTTGCTGTATCCTGACGTGTATAACCTGCCATATTACTGCCTATCGTTTTGTCTAAATTCTAATAACGCTGTGTCGAGCGTAAAGGTTGGGTTTGTTGAACTGTCTTCAATTCGTATTGCTACTGTTTTACCAGAGCCTATAACATTAGAGTCGTATACTGTATCTAATTCACCGCCGTATGTAGCTGTACCAAAAGTAGAGTTAGATGAACCAAACTCAAATACTGTATTACCTGTACTAGTGATGTTAAAGGTAGCAGGTTGTACTTTCTTTGTGTTAGTAGAGGATGCGAAGTCGTACTTCAGGTTAACATCTAAGTTCATATTACCTGTAGGTTCAGCATACAAAGTCATCTTGTAGAATGTCTTACGTATCTGTGGATCAGAGATAGGCATAAAGGGAGATTCATAGATAGCTTCAATAATAGCTGAATCAAATGTATTGCCTGCATTTAATAAGTAAATGTAACCATCTTCGTTAGCAAACGCTATAGTCTCTTGATCATTAGCATATCTACTATCAGCTACATATGCTTTGATGCCTTTAGTCGTAGCCCATGATAAACCAGAAGCACCCTGAGAGATAAACTTGGTAGCAAGCAAACCTTTAGCTGTGTCACTACGCTCAGATGAAACATAAGCAAAGACACGGTACTGGGCTTTCTCTCTAAGTATTACAGAAGAAAAGATTGATGCAGTGTTAAGAAAGTCTACAGCATCTTTTTGTATTTTATCTGATGCAACATCTAAAGCAAAGTCACCAATACGATCAGTAGCACTTAGTAGGCGTAGACCGTCAGGGGCTAGGTAGATAATATCACCACCAACTTCCTGAATAGTATCACCGTTAATACAACCAATACGATCCGTAATAGGAGACATCTGAAAGTCAGCAGAGGTACTACCAGTTAAGCGTTTGATACTGTTTGTAGTAAATACAATAAGTTGATCACGAAAGACTGCTAATCCTGTGACATCTGACCCTACGTTAATACTACCCGCACCATTTGCTACATCAAAGTCATCTACAGTAAAAGGTGCCGTAAAGAATATGTTGTTACCTTTACTGTAGAACGCTGTGTTCTTAAATATAGCTACGTGTTCTGCACCGCTTACATCTGCGCTATCTGCAGCAGTAAGGAACGTCATAGTATTGCCAGAAGTATTGTAGATACCAGGGAAGTTAGTACCATCTACAAAAACTACTTTGTCATCACCATCTAGGTTGTACTCTACGTGTCTCGCTTTACCGCCATTAGTACCTGCACTTGTAGCCATACTAATCCAGTTAGTTCCTGTACCGTAGTAGTATTCTGTTTCGTTACTAGCATTCTTACGTGCTACAATAATACGACCTGAAGAGATAACTTTAAGAGCTAGTAGAGGTCCACTACCTGTAACCTCAGTATCACTAAACTTTTCGTAACCTTTGATCTTAGAGTAGCCACCTTCTTTGTTTGGTTCAAAGTTCTGTAGAATAGTAGCAGAACCCACAGCATTAGTACCGTGCTGCAAGGCTGATAAGTTAGAGATCAAACCACCTCTAAACTCAATAGGAAAGGTAGACCATTGTGTAGCCATTAGAAGTAAACTCTTGTATCACCTAAATAATCGGTACGGTTAATATGGATACTGCGTAGGTACTTAATACCTTGCTCAAACTTATTTAATGCTAATTGTGCCGCTTGCATGTCGCCACGGAATTGATAAACATAATACATAGCACCATCTACAATAACATACTTATATTGCTCAGGTAGGTTAGGTACATCGGTAGCATTCTCTAAGTCGAACCCTACGTTGTAATACTCGTACACAATCTCATAGGCTGCGTCTGGGCTAGGGTATAACATAAACTCACGACTAGGTGCACGTGCTACATGAGTGGGTGTACTTCTGTTACTGGAATTAGTGTCATACTCTAAGTCAGCATATTTATTAAGATACTCTTCATAGGATATAACTTTTAGCTTACGTGTAGATACATTAAGAGAGTTGTCACGCTTGATTCTAAACGTGTTCATATTAACTGTCTTAGCATCATACGGAAAGCCGTATCTTACTGTACCAGGTACAAGGGCTTCAATCTCTTCTACGTGATTCCAAGGCCACTCATACTCTTCTTGCTGAATGTGACGTAGAGAAGCGTTTACTGCATCCTTGGCAAAGCTGTAGTAGCCTGTAGTAGAAGCAAAGTTTGCTGCAGTCAATTCTACTTCGTTTAGTCTACGGTTAACATCATTAACTAAACCTAAATAATCATACGCCATCTTTTACTTTTCCTTAACACGCAAATAAATAGAACGCTCAAAGTATCCATTATCTGATGTATTTATTCTGCATACGATTCTGTAGCGTACATTATTTGTACCTAGTGATAGTCTAATAGTAGCAACAGTGTTTGCTGTGTTAGTAGAACTAGTAACATATTGCAACCCGTTGACTACATCAGAGTCAAATACTGCCAACACTTTGTTTCCATCTGCATCATAGATATACCAGTCAACAGAGGATATAGTGTCATCGCCTAGAAAGCGTGACCAATCAACACTGTAGTCTACGTTCTGTTCATCTGGATCTTTGTTGGGCCACTTATAAGACATGTCTAGTCCTTATGCTGCAATATACACAGTTCTGTTTTGTGTATCTTTTTCTATATAAACTGTTCTGTTCTCTTCAGTAATATGCACAGTGTAATTTTGAGGGTAGGCATCTATATAAACTACTCTGCTTTCTTCAGTTACATGTATGGTATCACTACCACCATACGAAACCAGATAAACAATTCTACCTCTGTCATAACTATCAGCGAATTGACCAAAATCAAACCTGACAGCGGTAGGATTATCTAAGTTAGTAGCTGTAGTTAGTAACACTGAAGGCGAGGTTACAAAAGCTAACCCAGTTACTTCTTCGAATGCGTTGCTGCTTAAAGTAGCTGTGATTGCGCTGGGTTCTATATTAGCAGCACCTCTAACGCTATCAAAGTCTGAAACTGCTAACGTTGCTGAAACTGAACCACCAATACTTGTATTAGCTTCAGCATCAAAGTCTATGTCTAATTCAAATAAAGCTGTAACAGCGTCTGGTGTAATATTTGCTGTAAGCAGTATATCATAAAAATCGCTAATACTAAAAGTAGATGTTATACTACCTGTAGTTATACGTGCCTGTGCATCAAAGTCAAGCGCTGATATTGAAAGTGAAGAAGATACATCTGTAGTAGTTATGTTTGCTTTAGCTTCAACATCAAAAAGAGATAAGATAAAGACTGCCGTAGCCGCTGGCATATCTACAAAAGGCGCCAGTGTAGTAGCCGATTGACTAAACGTTGTCTGAGAAAAGGTGCTAAAGCCTAACATTTAATTACTCTGGTTTAGTGGGCCACGTTATACTGTATAACTCTTGGGTTTGCGGCAAATCCCTCAGAGCCTGCCTATAATCTTTTAGCGGTTGTGACACAGCGCCACTTGCCTCTAACTCCTTTATAATATCGACATCAGACGCTTGCAGCAATTCGTTTCTTTCTGTTCGTACAGTTTCCCACATATCTGCGTCATAGTCTGCTATTTCTTCGTGCGTCTTGTCTAATAGCTCCCATGCAATCAGGCCGCTATTCCAAACAACCTTTTGTGTGCGATCCTCGTAAGGTGTTGTAAACGGCTCCACGTAGACATACCCTGCATCGGCTATTTCCGCATCGGTAAAGGTTGTTGGGTCTGTCCTAGTTAAGCCGTCAGAAAGGCGCAGCCGAAGAGGGAGGTGGTTGGGTTCGCTTCCTTGATATGAGTACATTTTTAAAAAACCTCCTATTATAATGTAAACACAGGGCTAAAAAGCCAAAAATTTACTGCTCCAGAGTTTGAACCGCTTGTCTCTGTATAAAGAAAGTAGCCAGAGCCAGAAACATCGCTAGTTGGCCCCGTATTCCCGCTGGGTGTGGAACCAATGTCTCTATTCCACCGACCAACCACAGCGGAAGTGCTAGTTATCGTTGCGCCAGTATTAATAAAGGCTTGCTCAACAGAAGTGTAATTTGTTCCATAAGTGCTTACAAAACTTTGAGAGCTACTGTCAAAATTATAAGTTGTGCCAGTAATTGTTACGACATCTATGGCATAATCGCCCTGAAACCCACTAGCAGTTTTGTTATGGTGCCAACAAACACTATATTTATCCCCTGATGATAAACTGGGATAGTTTGAGCCACTTCGAAGCGACCAGTTGCTAGTTGCAGGAGAGTTAGGCCCAGTCTTTGTATACACATTTGTGGAGCTAACTACGTTGTTTCCAGTGTTATCTAGCTTGCAAACAAGAACATTTATTGTTCCAATACTAGTGCCATAAGCACTTTCATAAAAACTGACAGACAATGCTGGGGCTGCGGTGGAAGTGTCGGAGATAGTTACATTGCTGCTTGTTGCCACCAAGGTTGTTGCTGGCAATGCCCCCCTTACCTCTACTTTAAATGTTTCCGTGTCAGGTGTTTCGTCTGTATAATCTTCAACAACAGTTAATGTTGTGCTTCCTGTGGCTGAGGCCTCGTCCCCTGTGACTGTCACAGTGCCGCTATAAGGGTTCATGTCAGAACTAGAGAAGTTAGAAACATTAACTGCCTCTACGCTAAACTGTGTTCCGCTTGCATAACCTGTTGTATTAAGTGTAACAACAAGGTCTTTGTTTGTAGTTTCGTTTAAAGATGTTGTGCTTAGGCTCACGCTAACAGACATAGGATAAGGCCATTGACCTGTTAGCTTATAGTTATATTGATCAAAGCTATCATGTACGCCAGATGCTCCAGCAGCACCAAAGCTCTGGTAGGGGCCAATTATTCTTCCATTAGTCTTGGTCATTATTCTCCCCTAGAAATAGCGGCAAATGCGTTGTCGCCAGCAGGAGTGTAGTTGGGTTGAGGTACAGTAACAGTTCCACTACCAACATCTCCTTGATGGGCTAATACAACGTATTCGTTTGAACCTGCGTCAAAGCCTATGCCGTTTATATAGCCTGTCACATAGGTTCCTGATGGCGCTGATGAGTTTTGAGCAATGGACGAAAACAGAACAAACCCGCCTTGATCTGTAGATATAGTTCCTCCTGATCCCCAGCTAGTTGTGGCAGAAGAAGCACCAAAAGTACCTACATTAGCTGTCGCTGTTGGGCCTGTTGTAAACGCCATAATTCCTGAGTGAACTTGCTCATTGTTAAAAGTAACCGTGTAGGAAGCTGAAGTACCTAAAGAGCCGCTATCCACATATCTGTAAAATGCAATAGCGCAAGCGTTGCTTTCAGTGGTTTGGGTGGTTTGATAAAGCGAAGTAAAAGACTGACTACCTACTGTAACTCCGCTGACAGGAGTTTGGTTAGAGCCACCACCAGCACCCGACATTGTGGCAACAATAATATATATTTCTCTGTTAGAATACGCAGTACCTAAACTTATAGTTGATGAAACTGAAGTAGAGCTATGAGTAGAATGTGCGACACGGCCCTGATAACCATATACTTCAACGCTAGGGCTTGTTTTTTGGTACAGTCTCTGCGCTGTAAAATCAGCGATGCCGCTTTGTCTTGCGTTCTGGCCTTTTGCTGAAGTGCCAATAAGCCCCAAGTTTCTTTGTACTTTAGCCGTCATGCCTACGCATCATCCAATATTTCATAGGAAATTATAATTTGCAGGTCACTTGCAGCGCTTGCACCAGCCTCTATCTGATCGCTTTCTTCCAAGTATATTGGGCTGTCTTTACCAAGAACAACTAAAGTGCTGTCTGCTGGGACAGTTACAGTATTGGCAATCGCCCATCTTGCCGTTGCAGAATTATCATAGAAGTACACAGTAGCATCAGCGTTATTTGTGCCATCTACGTTTGAAACAAGAATTGTGTTTATCTTTACTAATTTATTAGCAGCACAAGTTATGATGTCAGTGGTTGTTGTCGTAGTGAGGGCTGCACCTACTGTCTTGCCATAGATACTTGTAGCGCTAAGAATGTTTGGGTTTGCCATGTTTTATCTTCCTATAAAGTTAGCTATGCCAGCCGTTAGCGCCACGCTACCGCCGCCTGCTGATGGTGTGTTTGTAAGATTGTTATAGTCGAGGTAATAGCTTCCTTGTTGACCATCTAGTAAATCAGCATCTAGGCCAGAACCTGAACCGTCATTGCCTGATGTCCAAACAGTGCCTGTGGCATTTGGCAGCGTAATCGTTCTGTCAGCGGTTGGGTCTTCTACTTTTAAGAAAGTCTCAAAAGTATTATTAGTTGAACCTTCATAAGTGATATAGTCGTTTGCATTTAATTTAAGCCCAGTTGTTGTAACGGTGACTGGATTTGACCCATTTGAATAAAGCTGCAACGAACCGTTTTCGTTATACAGCATTATCCATTGATTGTTTGCATCATCGTACAAACCAAAGTCATCTTGGTCACCCATAACAGACCACTTAGATGTGGTTGTGGGCTGTATCTGAATGCCTCTCCAAGTACCGAGGCCAGTGGTTAGTGCTAGTAGTCCAGACCTATCAGTACTGTCTTGCAGGGTGTAACCATCAACAGTTAATCCTGAAAAACTAGGGCTGTCTGTTGTCGCAACACCCTGATCTAGGGCTTTAACAGATGCTTCACTTGTAAGCTCGCTGTCCATCAGTGCGCCTGCAGCGGTCACATTTGCTGTGTCAGTTACATCTGCACTAGCCTCAATACCGTCTAGTTTTGTACCATCAGCCGCAACATCACGCCCATCTACAGTTCCTGATAGCGTTAAGTTACCCGTTGACTTTTCTAGGAACGCTATCTCTGTGCCGTTGTTAGTCCACCGATGGCCCAAACAAGCACTCTCCATTTCTATCTGGAACATGTTGGTTGAGCCATTGTACCAGAAGCGACTATCGTCAGAGCTACCAAATCGAATGCCATCACTATCAGCAAGATCAATGTAATTTCGAACTGTCAGGGTATTATCGACTAGAAAATAAGTAAATCTACCGTTGTACCATGTGTGATCGAGGTCACCTACTACACCTGTACTGTCTGTGGGCGGCAGTACATCTGTAGCTATTAAATCGCCACCTACGGTAAAATCCCCAGAAGAGCTAGAGTGGTTGTGACTATCATCTGCTACCGTCACACTCAACGTAGCATTAGCTGAACCATCCCAGCTTACGCTTCCTGATGCGTCTCCTGAGAGGGACAGCGTTCTAGCGGTAGTCCACTTGTCTGCGTTAGGATGATAAGCGTCATGAAAGATATTATCACCTTGCCAAGTAAAGGTGGTTCTATTCATAATTAACCAAGCAGTAAATGTACCACCTCTGTTTGTATTATCATAATCACCAAATACAATAGACTCAATACCATTATCGTCAGACGTTGAAAATCTTAAACTACCAGCGTTACTTCCACCAACCCACTCAATATGAGCATCATCGTTAGCTGCTGGACCAGGACCAAACCTGATTGCGTTACTAGATGCCGTTGATGTGTTGTTAAAGGTAAGTACACCCGTCATAGTATCGCCAGTGACATTCACAAAACGGCTGTCTGCTTCTGTCTCTGTGTAGTAGAGATCATTATGGCTATGAGATGCTGCGGCGTAATCGCTGCTATCAAATGCTTTAACCTGCGCTAAGTTAGTGACTTCGCTATCCATTAAAGCGCCAGCCGCCGTTACGTTAGCCGTGTCAGTTACGTCAGCACCTGTCTCTATGCCATCTAGCTTAGTCTTATCTGTAGATGACATAAGGCCAGCAGCGGATGTCGTTGCATTTGAGTAGGTAACTATGTCACTTGTAAGGGCTACTGTACCTGTAGCATCAGGCAGTGTGATTGTGCGACTGGCAGTTGGGTCTGTGACTGTTAAAGTAGTTACATTAGAGTCTATTGTAGACCCTGAAAATTCCATATCTCCATATAAATAAACATTGTCAGTTAAAAGCTTATTCAAGTAGGGGTTGAATGCAAGTTTATTGAAATAACCATCTCTATCTTGCACAGCATATACCTGAGTGTTTCCAGAACCACTAGAACTTGAGAATAACACTGGAAAATAATAATTAGTGTCGCCGCTGTCACCAACGTAAAATGTCGAGGCTTCAACATTAGTTAGATTGCTACCGTCAATAGCTGGTAAGGTTCCTGTTAAATCTCCTGCGTCAAATGTTTGGGTTGCAGCAAAAGTAATGTCACCTGTCATAGTGCCGCCAGCTTTAGGGAGCGCTGCATCAGCAGTAGTTCCTTGTGCGGCAGTAGCATAGTCAGAGCTATCAAACGATTTTACTTGGGCAAGGTTTGTTACCTCACTATCCATCAAAGCACCAGCAGCCGTGACATTAGCTGTGTCAGTTACATCTGCACCAGCTTCTATGCCGCTCAGTTTAGTGTTTAATGCGCTTGTAAAGTTTATTTCAGTTAGACCGCCATCGCCAACAGAATATGTTGTGTTTGTATCAGTCCAAGGAACATTAACAAACATTTGCTCACTGGATAACTCAACAGGATAGTTCTTTCCGTTTTCAGTGTAGCCAACTTTAACACCACCACGCACAGATGATGTAGCTAAAGGCAATGAGTAGTTGTTTGCACTTGCAGCAACACCATCTAGCTTTGTCTTATCTGACGATGACATCAAGCCATTCGCTGAAGTAGTGGCTACGTCATTGAAAGCAATAGTACCTGTGGCATCTGGAAAGGTTATTGTCCTATCGGCTGTAGGCTCTGTAACTCGAAGCGTCGTTTCATAGGCATCTGCTGTGTTCCCTTCAAAACGAATACGATCTCCAAACGATCCATTAATAGAAACAAGTCCGTGTAACTCCGTGGAACCGTTAGATAATTTTAATCTATCTTCACTGTTTGTTTGTAAAACAATATCCCCGCCAACACCATCTACATTTATAGTAAAGTTATCACCACTTACAGTAGAAAGAGTGGTATCAGCAAGACTGCCTGAAATAGTAAGCCCAGCAAACTCAGGACTTGCTGTAGTGCTTATATCTTGGACAGTAGAAAATGTAGTACCGTCAAGAGACATACCTGTGCCAGCACTATATACGGCTGTCTCAGCGATAACTGTAAATGTGATGTTAGTAGTACCAAACGTAATAGTACCGCTAGTGTTCATCACATATAGTTCACCAGCACCTGTGTCACCTTCTTTGACAAAGAATGCATCACCCTCACCCATAGCATCTGGGTCTGAGGCACCATAGCTGTCTGCGTCTGTGGCACGAGTAATTACCCAGTTCGTAGAAGCTGAACCTGTGTTAGTTACAGTGTAGATACCATTGTGCGCTGCGTTAGTTTGGTTATACACAAGTACACGATCACTAGTAGACAGCGTAACACCATCAATAACAAGTGCGGCTTGTGTGCCTGAGTTAGTAAGTGTAGCACCTACGCCAGACGTACCATTGTCATACGTAGCAGTAAGTGCGCTGGGAGCTTCAACACGTACAGGTGTGTGGTAGTGAATACCTGCTGCAGCAATCGTATCAACGTACTCTTTTGTTGCGGCTCCGAATGCGGTAGTGGGATCAGCATTCAGGATAAGGTTACCTGTCATAGTACCACCTGATTTAGGTAGTGCTGCGTCTGCAGTAGCTCCCTGTGCTGCTGTAGCATAGTCGCTGCTGTCGAATGCTTTTACCTGAGCGAGATTAGTAACCTCACTGTCCATTAGAGCACCAGCCGCTGTGACATTTGTAGTGTCTGTTACATCAGCAGCAGCTTCAATACCTGAAAGTTTAGTTTGCTCTGCGTTAGTAAATGCATTGGTATTACTGTTACTTTCATAAGCTGTTTTAATTTCTGCTGCTGTCTGATCAGCAGTCGCACCACTTTCAATGCCATCTAGTTTAGTACCGTCTGCAGATATGTCTCTACCATCTACTGTACCTGTTACAGTAATATCTGCAAACGTAATATCTTCACCCGCTACAACAGCTTTACTTGCAGGGTATGAGATAAATATATCTTTACCACCACTGCTAAAGTTAACAGCAGAAGTGCCGTTAGAGCCAGCATAGACAGTTGTACGTGTCAGGGTATTACCTGTGTTAAACGTACCTAGTCCTACTTCCCACTCATCTACGCCCGACTCTTTAGTTACAATGGCATAAAATGTTGTATCGCCATTTGACATAACACTTTGGAATGTGTCAAACGTTTCGGAAGAGCCGCCTAAAGATACATCACCTGTACCTGTAATAGTCGTAGACTCTTTGATACGATCCTTGAGAATTAATGCCATTGCTTATGCCTTAGTTTAGCTAATACGGATTACTGCGCTAGAAGAATCATTAGTTGGGAATACAATAGTAAAATCACCTGCTGTTGATGTTACTGTACTACCAAAGTCAAAAACTGCAATAGCCTTGTTGCTAGCACTACTATTGTAGATAATAGCACCATCAGCAGAGATAGTCAAATTACTGAATACTTCGTCTGCAAAATCAACGTAAGCCACACCACCAGAAAGACTAACAGTAGGGCTATCTAGTGCCTGACCACCTGCAGTGTAGTTAGTACCTGTAGCCTCATCTGCGTTACCTGTAACGTCAGAATAGTTTGTTGTAGCAGCACCATAGGTTCCTGATGGTGTAGCTTTAATCAAGGCAACTTTTAATGTGTGGTTGTCTAAATCATGCTCACCCTGCAGTAATTCCTGTTTAAAGCTGTTACACATTGCTGTAGTAATTGCCATGAGTATATCCTCTTTTTAAAGCACAAAGGGGCCAGTACTTGACCAGCCCCAAAGTTTATGCTAATTAAGCAGCGTTGTAACGTGCTGTTACTAGTGCTTCTGGACGTAGAATCTTGCGACCATATAGGTGCATACCACGAACGATGTCAGCAAATGAATCAGGGTCACGGTAGTTCTCAACTTTGTTGATTTGCTCCGCTGAAGCTACTGATTCGTCCTGACCAGCTACGATCACCCCGTAGTTGTCGTCCTGCGCCGTAGTACCTGAAGTACCTGCGCCTGTACCCGCTGAAGGAAGATTGTTTGAAACATAAACACGGAAGCCGTGTAGGTTGTTCAAGATCAAGCCATTCATTAGGCCAGTTCCACCCCAATCCGCTTGCAATACGCGGCTGTCTTCGTCTTTTAGGATTTCCATAAAGACTGGATCGACAACCAACCAACGTCCACGTGAGTCAACGTTTGCTGTGTCCATCTGACGTGCCATACGTGCAACAACAGTCAAAGGTGAAGTTGTTGTAGTTGACAAGGATGTCGCGCCTGGAAGACGTGCTGCTAGTGGGATAGAGTCACCTGTACCGCCTGAGTCAGCAGTTGTGATGTGACCAATATCACCAATAGTTAGGTGGTTCGCAGTTAGGAATTCACCTGTTAGGTTGCCAGCAGTGTCGTGCTGTGCGTCACCTGATGTAGATGTCAAAAGAACACCTGCTGTTGAGTGACCTGACAAGTAAGACAATACGTCTGCGTCCATTGCGTCAGCCATTTTGTATGCTGCACGGTCTGCAGCTAGGCTAACATAATCAACGTTTGCGAACTGGTCTTCGATGTCATCCATTTTGAATGCGAAGTAGTTTGCTTTGTCGATTGTTAGAGAGAAGTCTTCATCGTTTAGCTTCTCAACAGAAATAGCTGTGTGACGCTCAAGAGCGTTAACAGTTCCGTCTGGTTCT